GGGCCAGCCATTGGCACTTCCACCGCCATGCGTCATGATTCCAGCCCTGCCATTACCAGCTTCTTGATTCTCTAGCTCGATCATGTCAAAACTGTACCAGCCATAAGCCATGAGAGTGCGATCGTAAGCAGGCTTATCACCCACTTTCTCATAGTCTTTGTAAACGGCGCCAATTTTGTACAGCCCAGGCGGCGTGTCAGAATTTGTAGTCTTCCATTCAAAATCACTATATTGACCACGGGCAAGGCAAGGAATCTCCCAAAGCAGTTTTCCTTCATAGGAAAACGCCTTCATAGTTTCCACTGCATCGTTAACAATCAAATGGGAATCGCCAGGCTTAAAACCAAAATCTTGCGGACGTTTCTTGGGGCCAATCATGATAGAAGACGTGGATTCAGGAGCGTATTGTTTCATGAGCCGCGATAGTTTCGCGGGGTAATCTGGATCAGTGGCATAGCTTTGATCTTTTAATGCGCGTGCAGCGGCATAACGATTGGGAGCATTGTTAATGCCTTTGAAATGACGGTAGTCTTTGTACCATCGCGTGACAAGATAATCAATGCAGGCGGCAAGGCTGGGAAAGTCAATAAAACCAGCTTTAATAGTCACCCATTGACCGTCGTACCATTCTTGCGTAGTAGTAGCAGTGCCAGGCCCCTTAATTCCTAAATAGTTCTCCTTGCCAGACGTATGTTTGCCAAAGCCGCTTTCAAGGCTGCATTGAGCGGCTACAAGCTCAGGATAGCGAGCTCCCAGCCGCTTAGCGATGGCATAGCATTCATCCCAGAACGCCTGGTCTGAAGGCCATTCCATAGCTTACTTGCCCACGCGGAAGATGGTCTTCAGGCCTTCCATCAAAAGCTGAAGCACGTTGTTTGCTTTAAGGGGAGAGTGGTCAAGGATTTGGTCGAGAGCGACAACGACAATGCCGCCAATGATGAACCATTCAGCGCCAGTCATGATGATAAAGGCGAGGGGATGTAAATAGCCTAGCGTTCTGTCTCTAAAGAGCGCACCCTGTTCTCAAGGCCGCTCATATTGTTGGTTAACGTGGTAAGTTTTTCAGTGATACTTTCAATTTGCACTGCCACTTTCGCCTGTTGATTGCCAACAGTGATGAGCATTGCGCCGGTAGAAAGCAGCATGCCGGCCGTAACAGTGGCCACAAAATTCATCAAGCCGTCTTGAAAACTCTTCATGGCCATGGTGCAATATAAAAATTGTAGCTTGTTTCGGCAGTCTCTATTTGGTTGTTAGATTGTTGGCAAGACAATTTAATAGCGCCATGCTGAGAGCGAATGGTCCCGATGAGCTATTGCATTCCCTCATTGAACTTCGCCCTGGAGATGCCAAACGTCGTTTTAGAAAAAGTATCTTTGAAGACTATTTCCTGCGTGGCCCATTAGGGCAATGTGCATGTGCATATTGCGGACGATGGGGAGAGAAGATGACCATTGATCACATTGTCCCCAAAAGCAAAGGCGGCCCGCACTTTGCTAAATACAACATGGTGCCGGCATGTCAAAAATGTAATTTAGACAAGGGCAATTTGCCCATTCTTGAATGGTGGCGTCCACAGCAATTTTGGACGGAAAAGCGAGAAGAAGCTTTAATGTCGTGGGTGTATTGTCATAGCTTTGTTAGTGCCCATACAAATCAAAAGGATCTGGAGGACTGGTGTGAGCGCCGTGGCATTGCACTGCCGTTTCATGAAACAATTGAGCATGAAAAAGGCCCCTTTTGGGGCCTTTGTTGTAGTGCTGCTTAGTCCTTAATTGGAGGAAAAATAGCGCCACTTTCGGGCGGTTTGTCATAGCGCACGTTTGGCATGGGACAAAACCCATCCTTGCATTCCATTGAAGACTGCTCAATGGCTTCAAGCGCTTCTTTTTCCCTGTCATTTTCAAGGGCAAAGATGAGCTGTTTGAGATACCACTTGGCCTTTTGCAAATCTTCAAGGCCGTTTTTGGTCTCATAGCGCCAAACATACTTCAGCAAATTGCCTTTCAAGAAGCCCCGAAAAGCTTCTTCAGACATTGACGCTTCCATCGCTTCAATACATTCAATACCACCAAAGGCATAATGTGCAGGGCGATCCACGGGATGAAAAACGTTGGGAGTGTTATCAATGGTCATGATCAAAAAGAGGATTGGTGGAGATCAAAAGCTTCAAACGCTTCCTTGAACAATGGCCGGGCCAGTAGGGACAATGCCTGAGCATAGGCTTGAATTTCGCCCTGTGCGTCGCCTTTGTCGCGAAGCCCAATGAAATGGAGAAGAGCCTGGAGGCTGCAGGTCCAGACGAAGCTCGTATAGTGACTAGTTGGCAAGATGCCCCTGGCCTGTTCCTTGCTCACGCCTAGCGTTAGAAGGGCGCTGTAAGCCTGTTTCGCCTGCTGTAAGGCCTTGGCATATTCGATGGATGCCACATGGTTCATAGTGGCGTCCAGGGGGCCGTCAGAGGCTTGTTTGTTGCTTGCGCTTTGACGACGGAACTGGCGGGGCATGTAGAACTGCTCACTATCAGCTTCGCAATAGCGAAAGCTTTTCTCGTTCCAGCCCAATTGATCATTCGCGAACGTGCCACCAATCACATGCTTCCACCATTGCCTCGCCACGTATAGCGGAGCTTTCACTTGCCATTTCGTAACCACTCCACGAAACGGGCTGGTATGTTCATGCTTGACAAGATAGTTCAAAAGCTTTTGATCCTTTTCCGACCATTCTTGGCTTGCTTGATCAAAGCTTTGCCTGGCGTCACAGACAATATCTAAGCTTGTTCCCATCCAATCAATTAGACGCACCATGCTGATGCCGTCCATCAGCGGGTCAATGCGTTCAGCGGGAGTCATAAATCAAAGAGAATGGTCGAAGTCGTTGCAAACTGATTGTAGGAGCAATGTCCGTAGCTGAATGCCAGCGTACTTGTGCTTTACGGGATCTTCCACTTTCATCAAATCCAACAATGGTGCCAACAATGGAAGATGGCATCCATCCGGCAGCAGTACATTGCACATAGACCACTTGCTGTCCAACGGCCCATTCATGGTGACGAGGCGTGCGAGGAAGGTGGTAGGGGCGGTAGCCCGCCTGCAATTTTACGGCATCCTTCCCATCGTCCACCCTGTAAACAAACTGCCTGCCATTTCGCTTCATGGCTAGGCTAAAGCAAACAATGGGAGAGCAATGGCAATGATGTTTTCCATTCCAGTAGGATTAAACTACAACGGACACGACTACATTGCGCACATGGGGCCTTTTGAGCGAAGCATGGAAAGGGACTTTGCCCTCGTAGCCAACAAGCGAGCCCTGGCCGAATGTAATGACGTGGGCAAGCTGCGAGAAGTGGCTGGCAATCTGCTGGAAGGTTGGAGCAACATGCAAGAAGCTTTCACTGCATTGATGAAAGAAAATCTTGAGCTGCGTCAAGCCATGCAAATGCAACAGCATGATCTTGATGCAGCAGAAGCGCTACTTGGTGAAGCTGGCGATGCAATCAACCGGATGTCCGCAGAACAGCAGCGATCTTCTCAAGCCAGGCGATTTCTTTGGCCGTTTGGCTCGTAAGAAGAAACACTTTCCATCCTCCCATCATGGCAAGGTTGAATTTTCTGCAGTCCCTTTCGTAGCCGCTTGCACGAACATGTCTGCCGCCGCTAAATGTTCCCCCTTGTATTTCAATGAGAGAGCGAGAAGGAAGATGTGCAAAATCTGCACGATACCGTTTTGAGCGTTTGCTTTTGGCGTAGCGTTCTTGGAAGTCGACCTCCCAAGCGGGAATGTCGCTGTACTCCCGGACCAATGGAAGGTCGGGATGGTGAGCCCGCCATAGGCCAAGGAATTGGTCTTCTAAAAGGCTCATAGTGAAATGCTAACGCGCTCCTCGCGCCCTTGCCCAACCGAAACTCGCCCGTGCTCACCTAGCCCCTTAGAACCCCACCGTGCCACTGGCCTTAAATTGCGCTCCTCACGCCCTCACCAGACTCCGCCCCACCTTTGCCAGCCATAACCCACCGAGACAAACCACGCCACTGACCAAAACTTGCACTCCTCGTGCCCCAAGCTAGGCAAACCTGTCCACTGCGAACCTTACCCCACCTCGCCATTCCCAACCACACCTCTGACCTTAAATTGCGCTCCTCGCGCCCTCACCAATACTCGCTGCGCCACTATCAACCGCGCCATGGCACGCCGTGCCTCTGGCCATAATTTGCGCTCCTCACGCCCTTGCCCCGCCCGAGCCAGCCGCGGCTTACCTCACCAGGCCCGTCCTGAACAGACCTAACCGCACCTCCGACCAAACGAAAGGCTCCCTTTCGGGAGCCCTCATACTAAGCCGTCAAGAGCGAACCGTCAAGAGAAAACGCCTTCGCTCACAGCAAAGCGTCCATAACGCGGCCGCCATTCACACAATCCAATCTGGGAGCCAGCAGCTTCGGCCAGATCTTCAATCTGCTGCTTATTGAAAACAGCATCGTTAAAGACAATAGTCGCACGAGCAGACCAGCCAGTACCAAAAATCGGACGAGTGCGCATTACTTTTGCAGTGCCCACGCGAACGCCTTTGCGGAAGACAAACTTGCGGCTGTCGTACATCTCGTCAAGAGCCGTCTCATCAACTGACTCAGGCACTCCATCGCCTTCAATCAGCAAGTGATCTTCAACGAAAAGACCGCGAGCAGCATCCTTGCCAAGTCGTGAAAGCTTTGCTGCTCCTACAAGCGATGCTTCAAAACAGTCAGAAGGAACAATGAGCTTACCTTCGTTGACGTAGAGGCCGCCGCGCCATTCAAGCTTGGCCATCATTTCATGATCGGCCTCTGTCTTTTTCCGCTTTCCAGAAATCTTTTTGATTTCTTGACTAAAAGCGTAGAACGGGTCGGCCAATTCGCCGTTGTGAACGATCAATGGGGCAATCCCCGTAATCTTGAAGCTGTAGGACTGTTGCGCCATGTTCAAAAGAACGTGAAGGACGTTGTGATTGGTGATCAACGATGACAGGCACTCCTTGAAGCTGATGTTTGCGACGGCGAACGCTGTCTGTAATCGCTTCGTGGCAGTGACGGCAGAGTGTGATCAAGTCGGAAAGACGTTCCTTCCCCAGCGGATATGGGTAATAGAACAACGGAGGACCGCCGTATTTGTGATGGACCTCCAAGTCTTCGCAACAACCGCAAGTCTGACAGCAGTGTCCATCAACGTCAAGCCTCTGCTGGCGCTTTTCAGCCCAGATTTCAGAGGCCATGTATTTGCTGTAGTAATCGGTGGCTGGCTTATTCATGAGGGTAGATAGTAGAAAGGAGGGCGCAAGCCCTCCTCCCCGCCGTGCCCGACCGTGGCTAGCTGCGCCAAGGCGAAGCGGACCATGCCGTTATCGGTATCTTACCCCACTCGGGGCAATGTGGCAACTGCGCCTTGGTTTTGGTAGATGCCATTTCCGTAACCATGTGCCGAGTCCGAACTAAGTTGGACAAACATCACTTGAACAATTCCTTCAAAGCAATAAACTTTAACTGGAAAAGCCAGGGGATTGACAATACAAATAGTAAGGTGACCAGACCAACCAGGCTCAATTGGCGTGACGTTAATGATGGTCCCTTGACGCGCATAAGTGGATTTCCCGTCGCAAATGCCCATAACGTTTGGGGGCATTGTGATGAGCTCCAAGCTTACGCCAAGCGCGTAGGAAAATGGGGGCAGGATGAAGAAAGTACTGCCAAGCTCCTCAATGGGAGTGGCCTTGTACATTAGCTCCTTATTGAAAGCCTTGACATCCAGGGCTTCCACTTCCTTGGAATTGTTAATGACCATAAAATCGTCTGGGGAAAGACGAAGGTCATAACCAGCATGAGAAAGTCCATAAGACAATGCTTTGGTGCCATTGTCTAGTTCTCTAGTTTTTTCTCCAACGAAAGGGAAAAGGATGTCGTTTTCTGCAAGAACAGTGATTTCCTTGTCGTTAAGAAGCATTGTTAGAAGAGCGTGAGAACAGGCCCATAGCGAGCCAAATTAAAACAGCAACAGGCCAAAAGGGCACGGACGGCCATATGGAAACGACCGCCCATGCCCCTAGACAAGCTGCACCAAAGCTAAAACAGCCGACAATGATCAATGCAAGGACAATGCTGATGCCCCAGATGAACGGATCTTTGTCGGCTTTACTCATTTTCAAAACGGATCGTCGTTAGCGACGGACTTGCCACCGCCTTGGCCGCCGCCTTTGCCGTCGTTGTTCCACATGGAAGCGTAGGCTTTGGGGCTGTCGTTCATTTCGGGCACTGTTACCAGGCCTTTGAAATGAGGGGCAGTGTCCTTATCGCGCTTATCATTGTCCCAAAGGGCAAAGCGCAGTTTGTAATTACCATTTGCATTGGTGCCTGCCTTTTTCATGGCATTCAGCACGTCAGGCGTTAGGTCAAGGGAGCCGGAAAAAGAAGGAGCGTTGCCAGCGGGCATGAAGTAGTCCTCGCGGAGTGTAGTGGGCCCTGGTGGGGCAATCGAAGCTTAGCTAAAGTTTTACAACAGTCATGCCCCACGGTCCATAGAAATTGTTAAGGGGCGACCACCGGGATAGTGGTCAAAGAAAAACTGCTGCGTCTTCTGCATCATGATCCCAGCTTGCATGGCAAGCTCTCCTGCTGACAGGGAGACAATTTGCGCTTCCTGTCCTTTGCCGGTGTCTGGATCGTAAATGGCAATGGCGCAATGGGCCTCATTGATTTCGATGTCATACATTTGTTCAATGGCTTGAACGTAGGCACCAAGCTGCATGCGATAGTCGGCCAGTTGTGTATCAGGCTTTTCCTTGTAGGAGGTTTTCCAATCAAGGAGAGCATATTCGCCGTTGTTCATTTTGGCGAGCATGTCGAACGTTCCCGAGTAGCCAATTTCTTGGGCGTGATCGTACCAGGCAATGGCACTTTCAACGAGCATTGGACTATCCACTCGTTCAAGAAAACCAACGATGCTTTCAAAGTAGGGGACATACGCTTCGTGAGAGTCAAGATGCGTTTGAATGTCTTCTCCATTCCAGAAATCTTCTAGAACACCGTGCAGCCAATTGCCACGATCCACGGCATTGCGTGTGCGACGATTGGCCTCTTCATCCCCCACTCTCTTGCGCCAGTTCATGAGCGCTGCAATTTTGCCAGGCGGCGAACACGCGCTCGCAATAGTCGTCACAGAGGGCAAAACATACCCTTCGGGAACATTGGGAAAATCGTCGCAACGATAATACCTTTTTTTGTTGATCTGTAAGCGATTGGGTTCGTAGCGAAGAAACGCTGGCATCGACAGACGGGCAAGACATAGATCGTAACAACCCACTTCAGTCATGACTCCTAATGTGATATCCAAGATCACACTGGACTTCATCAATCTTGCCATCCATATCACGCAAAGAGCGTTGAAGCTCTATCACGTCACTTTGAAGCTGTCCCAAAAGATTGAACAGTCCTTCAATGCTTACGCCATCTTCTTGCATGAGGCATTTAGCCATCATTCGCCCATCAGACGTAAGCGTTTCACTTGCAAAAACTACTTCCTTGTTTGTTTTCATTTTTCATTCATGTCCCAGAAATATTCGCAGCCTTCCTCGTCATAAGGAGGCGTGCCAAAATAGCTTTGCCAGCGATCTGCAGGCGCCATGTAACGCCAACAGTTTTCTTTAACAGGGCATTCGTCGCCTTGGCACATGGCAATGTCAGGCATAAGAATTTTGGAGGCAATTTGATGAAGGTAAGTGCGATCCATAAGAGGATCGTTAGCAATGGTTTCAAGCACAGCAGCAATGCGCCGATGGCTGCTAAGCGAATCATCAGGAAAGCGCCAAAAGGCTTCGTGACATGCATCAATTAGAGCGCGATGGTTGTGCAAGATTTTGCTCATAAAGACGCACTTGTTCAACGATTTCGTCCATTGCATCAGCAATGGAGCCGTCCTGAAAGCCAGCAGCGAGCATGCACTGGCGAAAATGCTCCATCACTTCAGGCGCATAGATGTTTTCAAACGAATAGTCAAAACGAGTGCTACCTTCGCGGTAGCAGATAGTCCAACTGCTCATGGGAGAATTTTGCTGCAAATGAAAAGAACAATGAGAGCAAAGACAGTAGCTGCTCCGCTCATCAATAAAAACAGGCCAAGGGGATCATGCGCCAAATAAGGCGGCAGGAATAGTAGTGAGGGGAAGACCATCTTGATCAATGCAAAGGGAACCAGCAAAGGCCCGCTGAAGACGGGCCGCTGCTAGATCTACTGCTTTTTTGCTACGAATGCCTGCAAGTTGGCCACCAGCCCCTGGATGTCAGTGGCGGAACAAATGGCGTCGAGCTCAGCGCGCATGTCGCCTTTGGTGATAACCAGCCCTTGCTCTTTGGCCCAAATGGTCGCCATTGCTTGCACCACGTTGTTGAACTGTTTCCAGCTCTTCACTTCTGAGGCGTAGGAAAGACCGATGGATTGAAGCGCTGCTTTACCAGCAGCCATGCTCTTCTTCTCGTCCTCATAGCTAAGAGGATTGGCCTTGCAAAGCTCCGTCAGTGCTGATTTGGCATCAAACGCATCGTCGGCAGCAGTTGCCTTTGCTCCAGCATCTCCAGCAGCTTCTTTAGCTGGTGCTGATTTCGCCGTTGTCCGCGCAGCTTGCTTTGGAGCTTCCTGTTGAAGCGGGAGTTTGGCCGATCCTTTTTCATCTTCCTTGGGAATGTCTTCTCCTGCATAGAGACGCAGACCAAGACCAGTGAAAGTGGCGATGCACTTAACGCTGGCGCGTTGGATGTTATCGCTGATAGCCCGGCCGTCAAGCTGCTGGATGGAATTATGCTTTCTGTCCATCACTGGAAAGACCAGCGCAGGCGTACGACGAATGCCGTCAGTGAGGTAGGGGCGAAGAATGAAGGCTCCAGGCTCACCAAATACAGGCCAGCCAATAGTCTTCTCCTCAAACGCCACAAACAACGTCGGGAAATGCTCCTTTAGATAGCGGAAAGCAAACGGCCAGGACAGATAGGACAGGCCCTTGTAATCCTTTTCAATGTGGGGGCCGATGTCAGGCGTGTCGTATGCAGCACGAAATGCCTCAGCGCTGATTTCCAGCGGAGAGAAAATGCCGTTGTAACGATCAAGCAATGCTTGTTTTGTAGGGTCTTCCATGCAGGAAAAATCGGAGGGCGAGTAGGTGAGGAGAGAGTGTTTCATTCGCTATTTGTGAACAGCGTATGGCTCTTCGTTGCCATACAGCATGACAAACATCATGCTTGCTTCCTCATTGGAAAAGACAAGGCTTTGTCCAGGAAGCGGCCAGTCAGGGATGGCCCTGGCGTCAGTAACCTCCTCTAGGCATTCAGGATCGTAGCCATCATCAAACACTCCCTGCTCCCAAATCATCTTCACTTCAGTGTCAGGATGATGCAGCAGGAATAATTCGCAGGCGAGCTTAAGCTCTGAAACCTTCATAGTCCTCAATGGTGACGTTGGAAATGGCGTAGTCCTCCACCATCGAAAACGCACCATCAGACAATGTGGCAGTGCCCTCCCAGGTGGGGGTGGTACGAATGAGGCGCTCAACTGTTTCGCTTAAGCTTTGCCGTGCTTCATGGGCGATGTCGCCCAAATGCTTGTAGCACGTATCAGTGAGCGTGAAATGGCGGCTTTTCTTGGGCTCGCCGTAGTCCGAAGGCATAGGCAACAGGACCGAACATAGCCACCATAGCCGTTATGGCCATGCTGTCAACCATGTTTCCTTAAAAGGACGTTAAGACTTGCTGCGGCCTGGTCGAACGGTGGTTTTCTTGCTAGAACCACCTCGACTTCGCCTTGCCCATGGCCTTTTCCATCCTTGACCACCTCACGAAATTAGAACCCAGCGAACACCAAGGAAAATATATCTGCCCAGCATGTAATGGTAATGATTTCTCCGTAAACGAGGAGAATGGTGCATACAATTGCTTCAACGACCCATCGCCAAAGCACCGCACTGAAATTCGAAACATCCTCGCTCCTTTAGAGCGCTGGGAACGTCCCATGCGGGAAGCACGTTCTTATACGTTTGGCTACCAAAACAGGGATGGGCAGACGGTTATCAACGTTGTTAGGGATGATTCATCGGGCAAGAAGAACATCCGTCAAACATATCCAACAGTTCCGAAGGAAACTGCACAACGCAAGACGGTTATTGATGAAATTCGTACCAATATTCTTCCATATCGCTATAACGATGCCATTGAAGCGTCTGCCACTACTGGCCTACCGATTTTCGTCGTAGAAGGCGAACTCACCTGCGACAAGCTATGGGAGGAAGGTCTTCCTTGTATCACTTTTCTTGGCGGGAGTGGACAATACCGTGCGAACGGAGACTATTCTCTTCTGTTTCGCGGGGAGAAACTAGTCCTTTGTCCTGATCGTGATGAGCCCGGCGTGGCTCTCATGAAAGAAGTGGCGGCAGATAATCCCGGAGCACAGTGGTGCTACGCGGAACCGTCTAGCTTTGAATGGGAAAGCTTGCCGCAGAATGGCGGCTATGACTTGTCTGATTGGCTGGAAGATGGTGCAGATCAGGCAACCATTCTTTCTTCCATCGTTTCAAAGGATAGGCATGAAGGGAAGGATGGTCTCCCGTCATTTGAGGAAATCATCTCCACGTTTGAACGCATGGTTGGCCTTTATGGCAACGATGCTCGCATTGTGTTTGAAGCCCGCCAATGGATGGAAAGCCATGGCATCAAACTCAACGCCCAGGAAACGGAAAAGCTTTTAGCAGAAGCACGCGGGCGTGTGCATGGTCGGGAGGAAATGGAAATCCTCGATGCCAAGGCCATTGCACAGTCTGAAGATTCGCGCAAATGGACCATTGCAGGCATCCTGCCCGAGAGTAGCGTGATGCTTCTGGCCGCAGCTCCCGGCAGTGGTAAGTCAACATTGCTTTACAACTGGGGCCTGCACGTGGCTCTAGGCAGGGATTGGAGCAATCGTCGTTGTAAACAAGGGAAAGTGCTCATCATTCAATGCGATGAGCCAGTGGTCGATGCCGCTGAAAAGCTGCAAATCATTGGTTATGACGATGAAGACCTTGCGCCTGACACCATTGGCTTCATTGACCGCTGGCGGTTTAATAACATTCCTCAGCTTCTTGCCTATGTAAAGCGTTATCGTCCGCAGCTCATCATGATTGATAGCCTCACGTCGTGCTTGGCTGGCATGGAAGTTGATCTGGTTCGTTCTGATGCTGGCAATTGCATTTATGAACTGCGAGACATTGCCAATCAATATGGTTGTTCCATTGTCATCCTCCACCACTTAAACAAGAGCGGCGGCATTCGCGATAGCTCCAGTTTTGAAGCCAATGTGAGTGAAGTGGTGAAGCTCTATCGCACTGACAATAATCCTGATTCCACGCAATTTATGTTTGAATGGACCAAGAGCCGGAGTGGTTTAGCCGGCAAGCATTTCCTGCAGCGCGATCCCTCCACTTATGGCTGGTGGTACAAGGGGCCTGTGGCTGGCGGCAATGAAGCGCTGGATAATTTGGTCAATATGATCAATTCGCGCAAGCATGAGCGCTTTGATCGTCGCCAAGCCGCTGCTGCCGCTGGTTCATGGGACAGCGTATCGGTGGGGCGGCTGCTGGAAGTGGCGCGTCGTCAGGGACTGGTTGACAGCAGCTTTATTGTTGGTCCCAATGGTGAGCGGACGAGGCTGTATCAAAGCTGGAACTATCAAGAGCCTGATTTGAATTTTCAGGAAAATGAAATTTCAGCAATTGTTGAAAAAGAGGCATTAGCTGAAAAAGAAGAGCCCATGCCCGTCACCATAGAAAGTCTTCCTGAAAAGGAAGACGAAGACGATTGGTTTTAACCTTCTCGCAATAGGAGGGAGGCTCTATTGCGCAGCCTCCCCGTCGCTTACCGTAGCGAGCGACTGACTAAAGTATAAGAACAATCTTTTGCGCATCGTTAATACGGTGCGCTTTTTAATTATGAAAATCATTTGGGAAGACAATGGTCAGAGCTTCGATCAGCTTCCTCCTGTAAAGACCCTGGAGCCGGAGGCTGCGGAGGCTGCGGAGGCTCAGGAGGATGAGGAGGCTCAGGAGGGTGCGGAGGAAACGCAATACCAACCTCCTTCTGGCACTGGGTTTGGCTGGTAGTCAATTGGCCAACTGTCCCATCGCTTGAGGAATTTGGCGACGTGGAGTAGACTGGTCACGGAAAGTCCCGAGCGCACCTAAAAATCCAGGGCCAGACCTACCAAGCCTACGCTGCCTGGTCAGCCAGGGCAAACGGAGCCCCCCAAAGGGGCGGAGTGAGACGATCATCAGACCAAAATTCCCTAAAAAGAACAAGGCTAGATGAGAACCAAACTCCCTCCGCAGGCCGGTCAAGCCAGAGTGGAGCCCCCAAAGGGCGGAACGATCAAGAGAAAAGGCCTAAGTAGCCTTCAATCAAGAAAAACAGGATTAGTATTGCCAAGGAAATTCTCCTACCAATGCTTAATCCTCCCAAGGCAGTAGATCACTTGCCGCTGATTGTCCACAATGGCGTAGAAATTTTGCCAGTGGTTCATTACGGCTTTTCATCGCCAAAAAAAGGGCCGCAACCAGCGGCCCGTACGCTCTATGGAGCAAGGGATAATAATGGAGAGCGCCATTGGCGCTCTAGCTTGCACGAAATTGAACAGCTCATTGACACTGGCTTTGCCATCATCGAAGAGGGCTGTGACGATGCATGAATATTGCACGTCTCCTAAAAGCTGTATGGCTCTGGCGTATGAGCGTGAAACCAACGAGGAAATGCATCCTGATGGTTTGAACGCTGCCTATGCAGAAATCATGGACAGCGTTCATAAGGAACTGGAGAGCTTTGTAACGAAGTATTGCCCAAAACGCTTAAATGAATTCGATGATTTGATGGAGCGTGTATTTTGGCAGTATCATTGATGCATGGCTGAATCAGAAGACGACAAGATCCGGCGTCTTATTGACGAAGCCATTCGTCATCATGAAATCAAAGTGGCATGGGCGAGCGGCGTATTAGGCGCCGCTCTTCTTGCCGGAATGTTTCATGCCATTGCATTGTTGAATTATGAACTCTCTCAATGGAAAGCTCACTGATGATGAATGGAAAGAACTTTGTCAATTAAAAGCTGCTATTGATGACTCTCCGGCCGCTGTTGCGGCCTCCAAGATGGAACGCTTCACGGAACTATTTGTTCGTACTCTCCATGGGAAAGGAGATACAATGCGAGCATAGTTATTCTATGTTGCATGGCACGCCCTGAAATTGAATTTACCTCCCCAGATGAAGAGAAGGAATATGCAGCAAAGGCATTGAAGAAAGCCGGCATTACCGAGAATCAGTTTGAAACCATTCGTGAGATGAAAGTGAATGGTGGAGTGGGGGCGGCTGGTTATGGCAAGGAAATGCTTGGTCTTAGGCGATGGATGGTGCAGGAATTATTGGCTGCTTCAATGAGCAATCGTCAGATTGCGAATGTTCTAAAGCTAAGCAAGGAAACAGTTAATAGTGACAGGAAGTTCAATCGTTTGTTATACACGGAAGAAATCTTGAAGAATCAAGATACACACCGTGCAAGACTGTTGAAAGAGCAAATGGACCTTAAGGACCTGGCTCTTGATAGTTTTGAACGTAGCAAGAAAAAGAAGACGATCACCATTATGGATGGCGATGGTGATGGGAAAGAAATCGTCAAGATGGAAGAAAGTGCTGGCGATCCATCGTTTCTTAACGTGGCGAAGAATAGCTTGGTTGAACAGGCGAAGCTTCTTGGCTTAAACGAACAACGGCCCGTGGAAGCGCAGGATACGTCCTATCGCAAATTCCTGCAGGATCTTTCCTCCACCATTGAAAAAGAAAAACAAGCTAAAGCCACTGAAGAACGTCGTGATAATTCCCTGCCTGCTATTGCCACTGCCATCAGCTTTGATGATGAACCAGAACAGGAGCCTCTCCCCGACACGATGCCTTTACGAACAATTAATGAAGAGGACTATTGACAAGGCCGCCTATGGCGGCCATATTGCGAAGGTTGGTTTTTCTTCTCTTGGATCAATTTTCTAGCTTTTCTACTGTTGACGAATTCCTGCGGGCTGCTAGCGCAGCCAAAGCTGAGCGTCTGCAGGCGGTGTCTAACAGCATCTCGCCCCACCTGGACGACCATGGCACTGTAGGGCTCCCCCCGGCGCTTGCCCAGACCATTGAGGGGCTTTTGGAGCAGCATGGTGACGAAGCTTACCGACAGGTGGCGCTGTTTGCTTTAGGAAAGTGGTTTGAGCTGCATGTGGGTATGTCGGAAGAGCATTTTGCTAACGACAATCCTGAATTTGGTGCATCGGCCATTATGGACGCCACGCGCATTTCTGATGCGCTTCACTTACTGGCTGAACTTAGGAGTTTTGGCGGCAGTCAATCCTGGAAGGAAATGCTCAATGAAACCCTGAGCCAATTTATCCTGGAAAATATAGAAGAACATTTCCAACCATGACTCCTTGTCGCACATTTCGCATTACCACTTCTGACGGTAAGCAAATTGCATTAGGCGCCACTTCTCCTAAGCAGGCAGAACATTTTCTGCTAACAATTCGCCCTGATATTAAAGTGGCTTTGGTTGAAGAAATCAAGCCACTTCCTGAACCATTGGACGATTAACCCTTGCGCTTTTCCTTTCATTGCACGGACGTTACTGGTCACTTACGCATTGGAAGCCTTTGTTTTCAATGGCGCAATGGCTACATGGGCGATCCTTTTTATCACGCCTTTGGAGAGAGCAGGCTTACGATTGGTGAGCGCGTTTTTCATTTCTATTCCTTTCCATGGAAGGACAACTAACTTTTCTTGCTCCTATGGTGAGCATTTGCATTCCGCCGCACTTAACTGAGGAAGCACAAGCATTAGCAGCAGAAGAGCCGCCTGTTCACCCTGCATGGAGGAAAGCCAGACAGCGTGGGCGGCATTTTGTCATTACCACCAATGAACTGGATGACATTACGGAGATTGCCGACTTCGCCAGGACGGGCCTGGAAGAGCCTATGGAGCCATTGACCAAGACGAAGCGGCAGGCCTATCAAATTCTGCTGGACAGGGCCTTCAGGCACGCTGTGCTGGAGCCTATGGGCCATTGCCATTGCATGGCCGTGAAATGGCGAGAGAAGCCGCTGAAGATGGACAAGAATTCCAACAAGGCTCTCCGCGCCCTGCGACGCTAATGTGACGAAATGTTACGAAACGCTGACGGCCATTGACCTTGGCTTGGGGATGGGCGATAGTGCAGGGCAGGCGAGAGCCTGCTTTCTGCTTCAACAATCATGCCCACCTTCCGCCGAGACCTAGGCACTGGCCTAGCAGTGTTCAATAATTACAATGAGCTCGTCATGAATGATGGGCGTCCCATTGTTCAGTGCTATCTCACTGTTGCTGAAATTCAAGAGTTTCTACAAACCTTGGAGAAGGCTTACGATGAGGAGCCGAATTATGTACAGCGCAATGGTTTGCAGCGCATCGTTTGCACGCTTCAAGCTCAACTGCACATGCACCAGCGGCAGCATGAAGAGCTCGTAAGCTCCTCCCCCACTGGTCAAGACCTGGAGGACTATTTGTTCTCCTATGCAAACGCAATAACAAACGGAGCAATCAAATGACCAGCGCAACAATGAACATTGCCTACGAATATCAAAAGCAGCGCCGCGAGCGTCTCATCAATGCAATGGAAGAATATTTTGATGATGACGCAGTGGAAATGTTGTTCACTGATTTAAGAGAAGCAATGGAGGAAAGCAGAGATTATCACCACCACAAGAAAGCTGTTTACAACACAGCTCTGTATAAACTCGTTCCCTCTCCTCTTCCTTCCTGACCATGGACATCCCTCAGTTCAAAGACCTGCCCGCGGAAGGTGAAGCATATAGTCTTCATTTCAAGGAATTTTGGAACAATTATCGTGATCTTTCCTCGTGCTATGTAAACCTACTCAAGCGCATGGCTCGGGCAATGTATGGTGAGGAAATAACGCTTAATAGGATTGATTCCAAGGCTATTGAAAACATCCGTCACATTGTTGATAGCTCGCTTTATGGCGCATTGAATCGTTTTGAAGCTGCCCACCCCGAATATAGGGACAGCAATGGAGGATTGTTTGTTCGTGCTGAAAGCTTAAAAGAAACCATCATTTCTGCATTGCAGGAGACTAATCATGACAATGGTGAATGAGCCACTGTTTGAGAATGATCCTGAGCTTGATTGGGACAGGGAATCACGCCGCCAACGCTTCCTTTCATTGCAACAGCTTGAGAATAGGCTTGGTTATTGGCGAGAACGTCAAGAAGAGCTTTATGCTCAGCTTTATAAAGTTGCAACAAGTATTTGATGACTGATCAACTTTTTCCGATCACCCCACCGCCGGAGCTGGTGCGGCAGTGGGTAGCAAAAAACTATGTTGATCTACCCATTGAACATGTTGAGGTTCACCTTGATGACGTAAAGATCTGCACTGAGGCCGCCCGCTGGGGCGCCGACCAGGAGCTGGAGGCGTGCTGCCACCAGCTACGACTGCAAGGCTTCGATGTGGTTGATGACCTTCGCGTTACCCGCCGCCCAAAACCCTTGAGCCTAAAGCAACAGGCATTGGCAACGCTTGAAGAAGAGCCCGATGACGGTAAAGAACTACTCGTGTTTGACACAGCTCAAGTAAACATCATCCGCCGCGCTTTGGAGCAACTCGATGACTAACCTCTCCCCCGCTGCTCAGGCAGTGCTGGATGCCTACATGAATAACTGTGGCTGGCTAGATGGCCCGCTTGAAAGAGATTATCGCTGTGCTGCTGCCGTCCTGCGTGCTACTGCGCTGGCCTGCAAGCGCGACAGCGCCATCTTACTTAGCCTCGCTGACGAGCTGGAGGGTGCAGGTGGCTGATCTTTCCCCCGCCGCCCAGGCTGTGCTGGATGCTTTCCGTGCCGTGCCTGATCTGCGCGATTGCCCCAGTATCGCCGCCGCCCTGCGTGCTGCTGCGGAACTGCTAAACCAAGAAGTCGAGGCTCCAAAAGTCGATGGCAGTAAGTACGCCGGGCTCTGGCACTCCCATGATTACCTAAATGCCATCGCCGCCGAGCTGGAGGGTGCGCAATGACCACCGACTTTCGCGCCCTGTGCGTTGAGTTGACCGACTGCTTAGAGAAGGCCGACTGGCCTCACCGCTACAAAGTCGTGTTTCAGCAGTGGATGGACATCGCTCACGCCGCCCTAGCTGAACCAGATGGACCGGCTGTGTCCGATGACAGGGAGCCGGCCTCTGTCATTCCCCAGCTTACTCAGCAACTCCACCGTCGAGCAACAATCCTTTTTGTCCGAAAGGTGATTGATCAAGCCCTCCGCGACACTGCATCAGTTCAATGGCGGGTGGCTGATACCGGCGAGCAACTTGTAAGGGCCACTGATCTGTTGGCGTGGGCAGAGCACATGGAAAAACAAATGGAGCAACTCATTGACTGACCTCTCCCCCGCCGCCCGCGCAGTGCTGAAAGCAGCCTGCATCCACCACGGTTTATTCAATGAAGAAATC